TGATTGAATCTTACCTTATCGTCCGTGAAGGAGGATTTTCCTAACGAAAAAAATGGATCGTTGAAAAAGGTATCTAATAGATCAGAGCTGTACCGTCCCGCTCTCGGACTTCCTAAAACACTTAATAATTTACTCATAAAATTATTTAATAAACTAAACAAATTAAATCAATTAAATTCCCACCAACCCACCCCTGTTTAGTTATCAGTTATACTCCTTCAAAAGTTTAGCGTAAAAACATTAGCCTCTTCTGGTAAAGAAATATTATTGTGTTTTAAAAGATCAAACGGGTTTGAATCTTTAGTTTTATTTAATGTATCTTGCATACTTTCTGATAACATAGGTAAATAAACATACCCGTATTCCTTTTCATTATAACCCATAAAATTATAACCTAACTTTTTATAAAAAGGAATTGCATCTTTATCACACCACATTCTTATACATTTACAACCATTATGAAAACCTATATGCCATGCTTCTTCTAATAACTGTTTAGCTACACCTTGTTTTCTATAACGTTCACATGTAAACAATCTCTTAATATGCAATGCGTTATTTTCAAATGTATATGCAATACCACCAACAATATTTTTACCAGGTAATGAAATAGTGTTTCTTAACTCAAAACCTAATTTTATAGGAAATTTTTCCCAGTAATTATTTTCATCCCAGTAAGGTGTAATATCATTATAAGTGTAATCATAAGCCCACTCGTCATAATATTGTAAAAAATGACATCTTTCGAGAAAGAATTCTCTACCTGCTGAATATGTAATAAAGTTCATTTATAAATTATACGATGATATTAAAAATCATCCACCAAAGCACCACTGGATTGATACTCAATAACACGAGTTTCAAAAAAGTTTTTAGCTTTCAACAAATCTTGTACTTCAGATAAAAAGTCAAAAGGATTACGATCAGATTCAAATCGATGTTCAATACCAACACCTTCGAGTCTTCGATTACCAATATATTGCATATATTCAACAAACATATCAGCATTAAGACCTAAAATGCCATTAGGTAAAACGTCTCTTGCATATGCAATTTCTAACTCTACTGCATCCATCAAAATTTCTGTTAACTCTTCTACAAACTCTTCTGTCCATACTTCTGGATGTTGTTCCTTAATTTTATTAATAAGAGTTGAACCAAACTTGATATGGTTACTTTCATCGCGAAGAGTATATTCAATCTGTTCACCGATACCAGGCAACTTATCCTTCATTGAAAGCAACATTGCAAAACCAGAGAAGAAAAATGTACCTTCACAAACAATCCAATACAAGAAAGCTGCTTTAAGTAACTCTTGTTTACCTTCAAAAGTATCAACATCAATATCTTTTGAAATACCTCTAGTAACATTCATTAGGAATTCGTCTTTAGCTTTAATTGACGGAATGTTACTGTAAGCTTCATAAACGTCTGCTATATCTAAAGAAAGGGAATCACAAATATGAACAATTGTATCGTTATGTAAACATTCTTCCCAAATCTGACGAGACATATACTGCCTACATTCGGGGTCGGTAATGTACTTGTATAATGTTACTAAGTTATTACCAACTAAACTTTCACTACCAGCAAAGAAACCAAGCGTGCGTTTTGCTACATGTTTTTCTTCATCAGTAAGTAAATCACTATTCCAATTTTGAATATCTCTTGTCATTGGAATCTCTTCTGGATCCCAATTGTTACGTTTACCTGTTTTATAAAGATCCCATGCCCATTTGTTAACGTGAGGTAAGATTTGATTTACACCAGCTGAATCGCTTGAAAGTATTTGACCCGTCTTTGCCATATAAAAATAATTATATATACTCAGCGTAATATCACAAGAAGATTTTTTTCTTTAATTCTTCGAAAACTTGTATTCCGGTTTCGGACAGCTGATTTTCTATCATTAAAAAAGTTTCATAAATTTTTTTCTTTTTGATAGATTTGATAAATACGGGATCTAGTCCCATATGCTCGTATATAACATATAGGACTAGATTTAGTTCATCTTCAGTTAATAAATTTAACTGATCTGTTGACAATCTTACTGACATGATTCGCAATCTGGATTATCTATGCTACATGCAACTACTGTGCTTTCTTGAGCTGCTGTTACTTCTTCTTTCTTTACTGTCTTTACCGTACTCTTTTCAATTTGGCTTGCACCTTTATTACGTAAGTAGTAGGTTGTTTTCAATCCAACTTCCCAAGCATGCATGTACATATCGTTAAGAGACTTCAACGACGTTTGATCATTATATAGATTCAAACTCTGACCTTGATCAATCCATACTTGTCTTGCAGCTGCAGCAGAGATTAATTTAATCTGATCTTGCTGGAAAGCTGTTTTATACTTATCTTTAAGTCTATTCTTATCTTCTCTACTTACCCCCTTAGGAAACTCATAGAGCGTCAAATCTCCGTTACATGCTTTAAGATTTTCTAACGCTTCTATATTCCAAGAACCGATAGCTTTCATATCTTTGATAAACGCATCGTTAATCATAGTAAAATCACCTGATAACGTACTATAAACAAAGATGTTATTGTAATATGGTTCAATACTCTGAGCACAACCAACAATACTACTGATAGTAGCGGTAGGGGCAATTGCCATTGTATTAGAATTACGCATACCATGCCGTTTTACATGGTTTCTAACACTCGACCAATCAAGACTCTCGGTAGCATCCATGTCTTTTCCACGGTATTCACACAGCTTTTTGTATGTGTCGATCGGGAATAACCCTTGGTCCCATAATGAGCCTTTGTATGTTGAATAAACACCACGTTCTTTTGCAAGTTTAGTACTAGTACTAATAGCATGAAATGATATAAATTCATAGATCTTACCTGATAAGTTGATTGCATCATCAGAATCCATGTTCATATCTAAATGATAAAACATATCATGCCAACCCATTGAACCGAGACCAATAGGTCTGTGTTTTGTATTAGAGTTTCTTGCTTCTTCTGTTGGGTAGAAGTTGATGTCAATAACATTATCCAACATTCTAATAGCAATCTCTACTGTATTTTGTAACTTATCGTAATCTACATTATTATCAGTCAAATGCTGTTTAAGATTAACACTACCAAGATTACAAACAGCAGTTTCACCAAACTCTTTTACCTTACGACTACCATCTTCCTTATAAGTACTTGCTTTTGTATGTAGAAGAATTTCAGTACAAAGATTTGAGCTATGAACAACACCTTCATGTTGATTACTATAACGTAGATTCGAAGGATCTTTGAATGTAATCCACGGGTGACCCGTTTCGAAGATCATTCGGAGCATCTTCTTCCAAAGTTCCTTCGCATCTACCTTCTTGAACGTCTTGAGCTCACCAGCTTTGCCCTTTTTAACACATTCTGCATACTCATTTTCGAACTCTTCACCCCAGCTTTCGTGAAGTTTCGGACATTCGTATGGGCTGAACAAATACCAATCACTATTCTTCTTAACTTGTTTCATAAACAAGTCAGGAATCCAATTAGCCGTATTCATATCATGAGTACGTTTACGTTCATCACCTGTGTTTTTCTTTAGTTCAAGAAATTCGTTGATTTCACCATGCCAAGACTCAAGATAACCACAACCAGCACCCTTACGTTTGCCACCTTGGTTAACTGCTACTAGCATGTCATTATAAATTTTCCAGAAATAAACAGCCCCTTGAGATAGACCGTTAGTACCTCTGATAAGATTACCAGCTGGTCTGAATGGGGTTAAGTCCATACCAAGCCCACCAGCGTACTTGCTCTTCAAAGCCTCTTGATGTAACCCGTCAAAGATACCATCTATGCTATCTTCAAAGGTTGAAAGGAAGCAGGATGAGAGTTGGTTATGTACACAACCTGAATTAAACAAAGTAGGCGTCGATGACATGAATGTAAATGTAGATAAGACATCGTAGAACTTTTTCGCCCATTCTGTTTTATTCTCCTCTTTGATTGCGAGCCCCATTGCAACTCTCATCCAAAATGCTTGAGGTGTTTCGTACCTCTTTTGATCAATATGTAGAAGATATCGATCATAAATTGTTTGTAAGCCAAGATACTCAAACTTATCATCTCTTTCAAGTTTAAGATAGTTAGATAGTTCAGTAAGATCAAATTTTCGTAGCTCTTTGGATACAAGACCGTACTTAATTAGAGCTTTCATGTTTACAATAAACGTTTTACGATATTGTAATTCATAAGCATCTTGATCAGCACTCTCTTGAAACACCTCCTTAACAATTGTTTTGTGAAGTAGTCGTGCTGCTACTTTTTTATACAAAGGTTCTTGTTCAATTAATGCTCTTGCTGACTTAATAAGAGATTTATCAATGTCAGAAGTCTTTACACCGTCAAATAGTTTGATTCGGGCGTTGTAAAGTATTTGATCATGATCGACATTGTCTAGTCCTTCGCAAGCTCGTTCAATACACGCTTTGATTTTACTTTCATCAAAAGCTGCTTTCCGTCCATTTCTCTTAATTACATTCATATCAATTCTTATCTACAAATATATAGGGAGTTAACCCTGAAATTCTCTGGTAAAAAGGTACATCGGTATTAGCAAAAAATTTACCACTTTCGAAAGATAGATTACATAAATCTGATAATTTATCAAATGGAAAAATACCAAAATTGTACAACTCGTACGAGTTCTGAGTTTCAATATTAAACTCAGAAAAAAGTAAACGGTATTCTTTATCAGACATATGATAAAACAAGTGCTGTTTTAAATTATCATATGTTTTGTTGCCTTCTAATTGAATACCGTAAAAATGTTTATCGGTGTCCTTATGCTGTACTCTGATTGGACTAAGAGATTCATCAATAAGTAGACGTTTTTCGTCATATTGATTTTTTACTTGAAATCCATAAAAGAGACTGGTTCCATCTACACTTAAATTCTTATGATCTATATAGTTTAGATCAAGAGATAACTCATTTGTTAAATCTAAAGGCAACATATAGTTATAATATGTATTATCCTAAAGATTTCAAGCTGTGACTACAAATGTTTTCTTGAGAAATAGGTTAGATATGGTATATATTTTTCCAATCTTACCGGAAGGTTCTTGAACTGTAACAGTAACCCTGTCATCGGTAATGACAGGGCCTTGAATAATTTTGCCACCTACGTGTCTTATGTTTTTTATTGCACCAGTGTTAACATCTACAGTTTTAATAGTGTAATCATCGTGGATAGAAACAGTTAACAAAGCATCTGGCATGCAAATATTTATTTAGCCTTAACTGTTTTCTTTTCACCAAGTACTCCAATAAGAGTATCAAGCTTGGTATTCATCTCAGTTACAATATTACGGTAGCTTTCAAGCTCGCTACGTAAACTATTAATTTGCGAATCCTTTTCATCTAATTGCTTAAAAAGGGTGTTAATTTTTCCAATTTCTTCGTTGTTAAGTGACATATATATGATTTATTGAGGCATTTGTCCTATTCCAGGTGGTGGTGCTCCTTGTTCGGATTTTTTATTTTGTTTTTCTAACTCATCTACTAAATGTTTAATCATTATCTTTGATTCGCCTGGAGTCATCCTATTATAATCAGAGGGTGGTACATTAAGCTTACTACTCATTATATACTGATTATAATATAAGTTTTTCAGATTGTTAGTAAAGCTTAATTTTAACATTTCAAATATTTCAGATGATTTAAAATTAAACGGGTAACTAACAGGTTTCTTATCATTTATAATTTCAAACAGATTAATTGTTTTTTGCCTTAACTGATGAGATTGTTCTTTTACTTTTTTTAGTAGTTGAAAGGGTATATTTTCTAATATTTCTTCAGATTCGGTAATTGATAAATCTCCTAAGTAAATTTTATTACCTTCAATTTCTATCATGCTAATATTATCATAAAAATTATCAAAATGAGATATTTTTACGGGAAAGGTACAAACTATCTTTACATCGTTATAAGTTTCAACTATCTTTTTATGTTTATAATTGTTTAATATATTTTCTGTAACATAAGTTAAACCAATTGAGTTTTTTGTGCCATCACTTGATAATACGTCAATAGTATTACCTAAACAATTTTTTCTTATATTAATTAATATGAGAAATTTATCTAATAAATTTAAATTTTCATATTTAACAGTAACATTATGAATTAAATTTTCGAAATGATTACTAAGAAGTTCATTATCATCTGTTTCAATATACTTTTGTATTGTAATTAGATGTTGATTGGTTATTTCTCTACATAGAACTTTTCTATCTCTTGTAATAGATACGGGATACAAAAAGTCTAAACTCACTTAATAACTTATCTAATTAATTAAATCCTCCACGTTGAAAAGGTGATAAGCGGTTGAAGTTTAAAGATGATATTTTATTAATTATATCAGGTAACGGTAAATATAAGTTATCTTGAATTGCATAGTTACTAAAAGACCACTGAGTAGAATGTATATCCATTGCTTCGGCATCATAGGTTAGATTTTTATTATCTACCGATATCGGGTAACAATTATAAAAGGTCCAAATCTTACGAGGTATTTGGGATAATTTTTGATATGATCTAGTAAATTGTAATACTGTAATATTAGTTTTCATATCTCTCAAGTCTCCAGATTCTCTTGCTACAAAACCAAAATGACTCGACATCATTGACCATGGACGTACAACGAAATCAACAAAAGACGTATTTGTTTCTCTAAATTGTATAGTAAGATTATCAAAAGTATTTTTACCTGTACTAATTTGACCTGGCAAAAACCCTCTTTGTTTATCTCCAAAGATTTTATCTCTTTGAGTGTCTAAAGTTTGCCCTGATGGTATATTTATACCTTGGGCAAATACACACCCTATAACTTTATTATAAGGATATGATTTTAATATATTTACCGCTTGGCTTATATCAAAATTATTGTAATTACCTTCATATCTCTCTAATGAATGCAATACTTGAGTTTGTAATAAAGCAGGGTAACCTTGTATTAATAACATCCATTGAGTACGTAAAGGTATAGCAGAAAACCAAGACTCCATTTGTGTTAAAAAGAAATCTCTAGTACTTATTAACGGGGTACCCGGCACAGTAAAACCGAAAATAGATGTAACTTGTGGTTGAGATAATGGGTTTTCGCCTGAAAGTAAACCACTTACGTTTTTACCCAAACCTCTAATTACACTTGTAAAGGGGTTATTCACTATTATTATTTAGGTTTACTATATAAGGTCAATGTACCACTAAAAAAATCTTTTCTATACTTGCATTTTTTAATTAATGACCTCCAGACATTTTGTGCTTGATCAGAAGCTTGATGGTAATTGGTTTTTAATGTCCCTTTGTCGTTAATAACATACTCGTACATACATTTACCGTACCCCTTGCCTCTAAATCGTTGTTCAACAAAAGAAGAACCGACAAAAAGGTAATCATCTTGCTTTTTGTCGGTATAAACTGATATACAACCAGCTCTACAACGTTTAACGTTCTTTTTTATGTACATTACATACTCTGTAAAGGCTGGCCCCTCGTCAACCTCAAATAAAACTTCTACCATAAAGTATTAACGACGTCTAAAGTA